CGGCAAATGATCATGCGCCGCTAGACGCCACACTCGGCCACAGAGTGTAATTTTATTTTATTTCCTATTAAGCAATAGGTGGAGCGCTCTCAAAATACATAGGAGGTAGCCCCGTAAAGAAGTATGTTTGAAAATCTTCTCCGGCTGCGCAATGAGCATCAAAACATGTATCATCGCCTAGTGCACCGAAGATTCTATAATCAAAACCTTCATTGTAATCCAACGTGGTTGTTAAGTCCTCAGCTTTACCTGGGGAAAACCTGTATAGCGAATAATACGGTACTTCAAACTCTACATTTGGATTAATAAAACCGGTTTGATACAAACTACCTTTTACACCAGACAATGGGCGGTCTGATGCTGGGTAAGCACCACTACGTGTAACAACATTAAGAGCAGAAGAAGCGTCGCTTGTGAAAGCGGCGCCTGCTGTAAATTGCTTTTGGTAACCAGAGTCACCAACTGGCACGCGTTGTATATACGTTACTGGTCCTCTATTTTCTTCTCTATATCCACGCATAAGAAGTTTCCACCTGATTGATCCTCTCCAACCAGAAAAAGCATACGTTACCCAATGCAATAATACTGTGTTACAATAATTATAAGGCTCAGGTGCACTTGTTGGAAATTTAGTTTGATTGACAGCACCAGCTACATTTCCTCTTAAATAAGGAAACATATTTCTTCTGCCAAAATGAACTGCATTACCAAATCCATTAGAAAATATTAAATTCTGATGTAAATTGTAACGTTTAAGCAAAGCTCTAAAACTAGAAATAGCTTCACCCGTATAAACTTTATTAACTAATGCATGGTTTGTATATCCTGGTCCAATTTCAGATGATGTAGATTGTTGAGGTGCAGATGGTTCCTGTGTGTTTTCACAATCAGGAGTATGCTCCACACCACTCTGTGGTTTGAATACGAAGTTTTGGAAATTATCAGTAGGTACAAATACCTCAAAATCATCTCCCATACTTACGTAAACATTAACTTCAACATCATTATTCACTGTCGAATTAGGTGTAGTCAACTCATTAACTACATAAACTCCAATTAAACCATTACCTGGTCCCTTGGAAACCAATGTAGTAGATCCATACATAGTCGTTACAGAACTCAATCCAGGATCTGTATGTGTTAATAATGTAGTTGGTTGACCATTACCTATTTCAATAGTAAAATCTTTCTTATCTGCAACATCAATAACTTCCAAATAATGAACATTGTATTCATCACCAGCAACTAAAAAGTTTGGATCATAAACAACTTTGATCCTTCCTTTGTGAAACGCTGACGAAACAATCTGAAACCTAAATTTCATTGTCCCAGTCCAATACTTAAACGGCATAGCCGCCATAGCACAAGCTGGAAAATGATAACCTGTAGGTGCCAATGAATCCTCAGCCCACACACAAGGATCAATACGACAATTCCACAACATTGTCTCCGGTGTTGTTCCAATGGTCCAGTTAAAAGTGGTTAAATAAGACTCTCTCTTAGCTATCTCGCTTATATTAAGAGGGTCTGCACCACCTAAACCTGAAATCCTTGGATCGATGGACAATTCTTGCTTATCATCGATTGTTAACTTTTGTGTGT